CCCGCCGAACCCGTTCAGTTAAGGATGTTCTGATGAACACACTCATTCGCCCGCAGGACGCACACGAGTACCTGAAATCACTCCGCTCCTGGCTGCCGTCAGGGCTGGATGCCGACGCCCAGGCCGGGAACGGGGCCGCGCTGATCGTCAAGTTGAGACTGCGCCGGTTCGCTGGTTGCCGCTCCGAGGCCAACTGGCGGGCGCTTTGGGTGGCCGTCGAGGCGTATCTTGCGGCGGGTAAGTGACCACATTAACCGATAACAAGAAATATGGGCGGCTATTTTGGAGGAAACATGATCGAAGCTCAATGCCTAGACTGTGGTAAACCATATGAGAGTTTTGGGTTGGATACGATAATGCCGGATGCCGAATGGGCGAAGATAGTACCGGGTAAATCAGGTTTGCTATGCGCGAATTGCATCGTGAAGCGAGCCGCCCAATTATCGCCAGATGTCATTTGTATTGAGGCGCGAATCAAGTGGAGTTCGGAGTACCCCTAATAGGTTCGCATAATTACGAGAACACGACCCAAAGTCACGCGCGCTCAATTTGTCAACCATTGGTTGACACTGGAACCGAAAGGGAAACATCATGAAGCGAATCGCACTGGCACTCATCATCATCTGTCTTCTGGCGCTGATCGCCGTCCTGCCTGTCCAGGGCGCACCAGCAGCCCGCAAGCACCAGCACATCGCGGGCGTCATCCTCAAGCAGGGCACGGGCGATGCACAGGTGACTATCGGCGTCGTTGACCTGGGACCGTCACGCAAATACCCGGCGAAGGTGTTCAAGCGGGGCGTCATCATCCGTGACGATATGGGGCGGCAGATCGCCATACGGGGGGATGCGAAACTGCTCTACCAGGGGCGGACCTTCCAGCAGTTCCGGCTGGCTGGCGTTGATCTGCTGACCCGACGCGAGATGAAGCGTGCTAAACTCATCAGAGTGGCGCACCTGACGATTGGCGTGTTCTCAGGTGACGACTGGGCGCACTGGTACGATGATGGCTACGTGTGCGCCAGCCCGCAGATGAGCATTCAGAAGTGCCTGGAGATGTGGAATGACTGACGACCTCCGGCTTCTCCTCGAAAACATCCGTCAGGAAGCGGCGCGGCTCCAGACCGACGGCCTCGACGCGGATACCGCCTGGCTACAGGCTATCGTGGCGGTGACCCGCAAGACTGCCGAGGGATTCGCGCTGGATAAGATTGACGAGGACATTATCGCCGAGCTGCGCAAGGCGGAACGCGAATTCGGAAACCGGCCCGTGCCCACAAAGGCTCTGGCCGTCCGGTGTGGCATTGATGACCGTTTTCGAATGCTGCGCCACCTGAGCCGCCTTGAGGACATCGGGCTGGTGCATCGACCGTTCGGCAAGCGAAGCCGGGCGGGGTGGAGGGCAACGGCATGACGACCGCAATGTGGATGGAAAGTGCGCGTCGCGACGCGCACAACCTCGACGATTTACGCGAGAGATGGTTATTGCGCAAGTCTGAAGCATCTCGGCACTCCGGCGAATTGTTTAATAAAGATGACGCGCCAGATTATACGCATCCGCAAGGTGTTAAAGAAGCGATCTCCGCTTTAGTAGTAGTCAGAGCACACCTGCAAAAGTGCGAGGTTCGACTTGCTGCCAATAAAGCAAAAAAACACAAAGACACACACTCAATGCTCGTTAGGGAAAGCGTATTAGCTGAACGGGCATACCTTAGTGAGGCCCGAGCATTCTTAATTGAGTACCTTAAAGCCCATGGATTCAGCGCCAGAGCGTACAAGTTGATGAAATACGGAGATGATGAAAAACTAAATCGTCGCCTTAGCCGAGACGAAGCGATGCGCTGTTACCGGGAGGCGGTCAGCGGAAATGAATATGCGGTTTTTCATGATGCCTTGCAATTATTGCATTCACTGAGATCAACTGGGCGAGTGGAATTTAGTGACGACGAGTTTGTTATTCTTAATACGATGCGGGACGTTTTGATAGAGCACGGGGCGTGGTCTAATAGCCCTTTGTGACACTCCCCCGCGCACAAGCGCACATATAGGCCACATCCCTTGACTGCCGTCTGGTATTCTGATAACCAGACGGCTTTTGATTCTCCCCGCCCCCGGCGAAGTCCGGGTCACAGGCCACACACACCGGATGAATTCCGTATTCACACAGGGCCTAATCGGGTGGGGAGGAAAACAAACGCACGAAGGGAAACTGGACAGGCTTAGACGATGAAGCTGCTGAAAAGTCAAAAGCAGATACTCCTGCAATGGATCGCCGAGGGTCTGCGGACTGACGAGATCAACCAACGGGCAGCCGAGTTCAAAAAGCCGTTCAGCGTCACCCGCCAGCAGGTTGACCACTACCGCAAAACGCGAAGTGTAGACCTGCAAACCATCTCCCGGATCAGCGATATGGCCGCGCTGACCGAGGGGTACGCAACCAAAGAGGAGCGGGTCCACCGGCTGTCCATCCTGGCCGCGCTGATCGAGGCGGATCTGTTTGGTGGGTTCCTGTGGCTGGACCAGGTGAAGGGTGTGGCCGGTGTATCGGTCGACTTCGAAGAGTTCAATAAAGCCGAGGTCGACGCCTACCGGGGGCTGCTGGACGACATCGCCAAAGAGGTTGGCGGGCGAGCGCAGCAGGTCAGGCAGGACGGACCGTTCCTGCTGAGAGTGGTGTATGACAGCAAGCCCAACCGAACTGACGATCCACCTGCGTGAGCCTCACGCCAAGCAGCGTGAATTCCTCACGAGCACGGCCAAGAGGAAGGTCATCCGGGCGGGCCGTCGGGGCGGCAAGACGACCGGGATCGCCATTTTCGCGGTCGAGAAGTTCCTGGAAGGGCGGCGGGTGCTGTACGCGGCCCCCACCGACGACCAGGTAGAGACGTTCTGGTGGGAAGTCAAGGCGGCGCTGCAAGAGCCGCTGGACGCGGGTGTACTTTACAAAAACGAGACCAAGCACATCGTCGAGGTGCCGGACACCAAGCAGCGGATCCGGGGCAAGACGGCCTGGAACGCTGATACCCTCCGGGGTGACTACGCCGACATCCTGATCCTGGATGAGTTCCAGTTGATGGCTGAGGATGCGTGGGGCGTGGTGGGCGCGCCGATGCTGCTGGACAACAACGGGGACGCGGTGTTCATCTACACGCCCGTCTCCCTGCGCTCCAGCGGCATCAGCAAGGCGAAGGACAAGCGGCACGCGGCCAAGATGTACAAACGGGCCGTGGCTGCGCAGAAGGACGGCAGCGAGCGCTGGGCCGCCTTCACCTTCACCAGCCACGATAACCCGCACCTGAGCACGACGGCGCTGGCCGAGATCACCGAGGACATGACCGAGCTGGCCTACCAGCAGGAGATCATGGCCGAGGACATCGAGGACGTGCCGGGCGCGCTGTGGAAACGGAGGCATATCCGCCACATCCTGCCGTCATCCATGCCCGACCTGGTGCGGGTAGGAATAGGCGTAGACCCCACCGGCGGGGCTGCCGAGGCGGGGATTGTCGCGGCGGGGGTGGACCGGCGCGGCCTGGGGTTCGTGATCGGCGACCATTCGCTGCTGGGGTCACCGGCGGCGTGGGGCGGCGCGGTGGTGGAGGCGTACAACCTCCACGAGGCCGACTTTGTAGCGGGCGAGAAAAACTACGGCGGCGAGATGGTGCAGCACACCATCCGTTCCGTGCAAGGCGGCGAAGACCTCTACTACAAGGACGTCAACGCCACACGCGGGAAGGCCGTCCGGGCGCAGCCCATCAGCGCAAAGTACGAGCGTGGTCTGGTCTTCCACGTCGGGGAGTTCCCCGAGCTGGAAGAGGAGATGTGCGGGTGGGTGCCTGACGCGGGGATGCTGTCACCCAACAGGCTGGATGCGCTGGTCTGGATACTCACCGAGCTGATGGTCAAGCCCAAGCCGGGCAAGCTTCAGGACCAGCCCAAGAAACAATCGACGTGGACGGGGCTGGCCGACGGCCCAGGCCCCGGCAGGTGGAAACGATAGGAGACAGTATGTCAGACGAACTCAGCAATGAACCGATGACCGATGCAGAATTTCAGTCTGCCGTCGCCGAGTTGAGCGAAGAGAAGCCGGGCACGCCAGAACCGGGGGCCGAGCGCCCGGCCCCCAAAGGCAGCGGCAAGCTGCGCGCCGAGCGCCCGGCCCCCAAAGGCAGCGGCAAGCTGCGCGCCGAGCTGGCGAAGCTGGAAGCGCGCCGCGCCGAGCTTAAGAAGATGAAGCCGGAAGAGCTGGAAAAGCAGAAGGACGGCTTCGTCGGGGTCAAGGCGGCCATCGCGAAGATCAAGGCAGAGCTGGGGGAGTAACTCTGTGGGCGTAACCGCAGTACGGCAGGCCACACGGGAACAGCGCAACGAGGCGATCTACCGTTCCATCCAGGGCGGGACGGATACGCGCGCCCTGGCCGAGCAGTACCGCCTCAGCGAGCGCACCATCCGGTCTATCAGCCAGCGCATGAGCGACAAGTACGCCAACGGCAACGGCCAGGAAAAGAGCGCTGGGGCGTTCGGCGAGATCGGGCGGGCGGGGCTGAAAGAGGCGCGGGGCTACATCTTCGAGGAGTTCCTGACCGAGCTGAACTCCCCGCAGAAGCGCTACAAGCTGTTCAACGAGATGCGGCAGAACAGCCCGATTGTGGCCGCGATGCTGTCGGCTATCGAGCTGAGCGTCAAGGGCGTAGAGTGGCACGTCGAGGGTGAAGACGAACGTACCGAGTTCGTCGAGGGCGCATTCGACGACATGAGCCATTCGCGGGCGGAGCACATCAGCGAGGCGCTGACCATGCTGGCCTTCGGTTTCGCTCCCTTCGAGATCGTCTACAAGCGGCGCAGCGGCGAGAACGCCGAGGTTCCATCGAAGTTCAACGACGGCAAGATCGGCTGGCGAAAGTTCGCCTTCCGGTCACAGGACAGCCTGCGCAACTGGGACATCGACCAGGAGACCGGCAGTCTCCACGGGATGTACCAACAGGCGTGGAACGATTACAAGCTGCGCCACATCCCCATCGAGAAGATGCTGATCTACCGCACGACCAGCGAGCTGGGCAACCCGGAAGGGCGTTCCCTGCTCCGCCCGGCCTACGTGCCGTACTACTACGTGAAGAATCTCCAGGCCGTCGAAGCCATCGGGGCTGAACGCGACCTGGCCGGGCTGCCGGTCATCAAGATGCCGGAGCAGGCCAACACCGACACGGGCAGCACCGACCTTGCTAACGCCGAGCAGATCGTCCGGCGGGTGCGGCAGGACGAGCAGGCCGGGGCCGTCATCCCGTTCGGGTGGGAATTCACGCTGCTGTCGTCGCCCGGCAGTAAGCAGGTCGACATCGGCGCGATGATCGAGCGGTACGAAAAGCGCATGGCGATGGTCGTCATGGCGCAGTTCCTGATGCTGGGCATGGATAAGGTCGGGTCCTACTCGCTGAGCAAGGACCACAGCGACTTCTTCCTGATGTCCATCGGGGCTATCGCCGACATCATCGCCGAGACGTTCAACAAGTACGCCATCCCGCGCCTGCTCAAGCTGAACGGCATGAGCACGATTGACGCGCCCAAACTGACCCACGGCACGCCGTCCGAGCCAGATGTGACGGTGATCGGCGAGTTCCTGTCGAAGATGGCGAGCGCCGGGTTCATCCTGCCGGATGATGAGTTCGAGAAGTGGCTGCGCGGGCTGGTGAACGCGCCCGAACTCACCCAGGAGATGATCGACGAGCGCGAGGAGAAGGCCAAAGCCGCCCCTCCTCCGCCGCCCCAGACTGTTCCCGGCCAGGAGCCGGGAAATTCCGGCATCGGGGAGAAGCCTGGGGATGGAGAGATCATGGGTGACGGGGAATCCGAGATGCTCAAGAAGATGAGCCTGCGCGACCAAGTGGCGCGCTACCGGACCGGCGGGAACGACATCCGGGCGCGGATCCGCAGCATTGAGGACGGCAGGACGCGCAGGGCGATTCTGAACGGGTCGAAGGCGCTGAGCGAGTTGAACGGTGACCTGATGAAGCAGCGCCTTGACGCGCTCAAGGGCATCACCGACGAGGAGTGGCAGAAGGCCGTGGAAGCCGATAGGAAAAAGGAAGGGATTCAGGGACCATGAGTAAAAATGTCATACCTGTTGGGCACTATAACGATGCGGAACGGACGGATCTTATAAGTGCGCTTCAGAGATTCATTGATACTTCTCGCACGAAATCTGAAACTTGTAGCTTCTGTGGGGCTAGCGTGACATTGGAATGCAATTCGGTCTGTCCGGTCGAAGATGCGCGCCAATTGACTACCAGGTTGCGTACGTATGGTGGTCTGTTCTCGGATGAGCTCAATGCCCATTCGTAACACCCAGACCGACACCCTCACCGACGAATTCACCGAGGTGATGTCGCTGGTGTACAGCCGTCTGCGCTGGGGTGCCGTCGAGGCTTCGCAGTTCGAGGCCAGGATTTATCAGATGATGGTCGCCGAGGTGTCGGCGCAGATCTCGGAGGAGCTGGCGGTCATCGGGTGCAGCAAGGCGAAGTCGGTCAACCTGACCAATCCGACCATACTCGCCAACCTGCGCGAGACGGCCCGGCGGGACGCGGTGAGCATCGTCGACACGTACAACCGTGACCTGGCCTACGCCATCCAGGCGATACGCACCGAGACGGCCACGGCCAACCGGAGCGTGTTCATCAAGCGGGTGGGCGAGTGGGCGCAGGCGCGCGAGGGCTGGAAGAACGACCAGATCAGCCAGATGGCGATTGTCGGGGCGAAGAACTACGCGGTCAAGGAGTTCGTGCGGCAGAATAGGATTACAGCCAAAGCATACGTCGGCGGGCCTCGACCAGCCAAAGAGGAGCACTGCCAGGCGCTGATCGACGGCGAGCCATACGACGCCAACCAACTGCCCGCCGAGCTGCCGCTGCACATCAACTGCCCCCACTACTGGGACATCCGGGAGGCCGAGGGCGTGGACTGTGAGGGAGTGTGGACCGGTGAATAGACATGTTTATTTCTGTAAACAATTCGCAGTGGATAATGACCCTTGGGTTTCGTACGAACCACCCAGTGAAGATCAACTTAAAGAAGAACTTAGATCTATGATGTCCGGAGAAACCAAATTCGACTCAGAACGTGCGGGTGAAATCATTGGTCTCCTGTTAACCATGAAGAGTATAAGAGAACGTGAGGAATCTTTTGCCAAGATGTGGACCGGTGAGTAACTACCACCTCTTCATCTTTGTGGAGAACTTCGCCAGCGGCGGCCTGGACGATTATGTAGGCACGTTCGACACCATCGAGGAGGCTGTTCAGGCTTATCAGGACCGCTGCAACTCACACTCGCCCAGGCTTGAGTACGAGTATGAAATTGTGGTCGAGCGTGACGGGAAGCTGGTTGGAGTGCGTGGCCGTCAGGGTCATATGGAGCCAGGCGCATTCTGGGAGGAGAAGTCCGGTGAATGACGTGATGCGCTACTACGAGCAGTTCGTCCTGGACGACCCCGACAAGATGTTCCGCATCCTGCCGGTCGGGTCGTTCAAGCGGTTGGGGCGCAAGGCCGAGGTGACGGCGGAGAAGATCGCCGAGATGGTCGCCAACTTCGGGACGGTTCCGGATACCGTGCTGGCCGTCAACGCTGAGCACGTCCACGACAAGGGCAAGCTGGGCGATGTGGCCGCCGTCGAGGCGCGGTCCGACGGCCTGTATGCCCGGCTCAACTGGCTGGACGAGGGCAGGCAGGCGGTCTCATCGGGCAAGTTCCAGTATTTCAGCCCGGAGATCCTGTGGGGGCCTATCGATTACGATGGGCGGCAGGTCAAGAACGTGCTAATGGGGCTGGCGCTGACGAACCAGCCATTCTTTGGGTCAAGCGTGGCGATGTACAGCCTCGAAGACAAGGCAGAGGAGTACCGCGACTTCTCGCCGGAGCAGCGGCGGATGATGGCGGATAAAGGGGAGGCCATGCCTGATGGCTCATTCCCCATCGCGACAGCAGCGGATCTCAGCAATGCGGTGCAGGCGTGGGGGCGCTCCGACAATCAGGCAGGTGTCAAGCGCCACATCATCAAGCGAGCCAGAGCGCTGGATAGGACAGACCTCCTCCCGGCGGACTGGGAGGGTTCATCCAAGGAGAACGAGAATATGAGCACATTGGACAAGGGGACTTTCATGGAGGCGCTGACCGAGTTCTTCGGCCAGTTCAACAAGCCTGCGCCCGCCCCTGCCCCGGCGCCCATCGTCCCGGTCACCGAGACCGAGGAGTATAAGGCGCTGGTCCGGCAGAACGAGGAAGCGCAGCAGAAGCTCGACGCCCAGGCCAAAGAGCAGCGTATCGCGGCCAACGTCGAGAAGTTCTCGACCGGGCTGAAGGTGGACGGCTGGGAGACGCCGAAGGACATCCCGTCGCGCCTGGCCGCCGTGGCCGAGTTTGACGCGACGCTGGCCGACGGCCTGGCGACCGAGTTCAAAGCGCTGGCCGAGCAGGCCAAGGCTGGGAAGCTGTTCGGCGAGATCGGCACCTCGCAGCCGGGCGGCGAAGGCGCGAGCGACGCCGAGAAGTTCCAGGCGATGTCGAAGGCGAAGGCCGCCGAGATGAAGATCGACATCACCGAGGCGTACCGGCTGGTCGCTGCCGAGAACCCGGAACTCTACAAGGCTTACACCAGGGCCAGCGCAGCGCGGGCGCGGGACTGAGCGTGTAGGCCATCAGAAGAAAGCAGAGGACTTAACACATGACGGCTTTCGATAACATCATGAGCACGATCCCGGGGGTTCATGCGGGTGCGGACTACAGCGCCGCCGGGCAGTACAAGTTCGTAACATACGACAGCACGGTCGGCGAGGTGAAGGTCGTCGATGCGACAACCGATGTCGCGTGCGGCGTTCTTCAGGACACCCCCAAGAGCGGCGAGGCCGCACTGGTGGCTAACGGTGGCTTCTCAAAGGTCATCGCTGGCACATCGGCCTCCTGGATTGCTGGCGGACCGGTGGGCTGGAACTCGACCGGTCAGGCCGTGCCTGTGGCTGCGTCCGCAACGCGGCGCTATGGCGGGTTCTACCAGCGTCAGGAGGCGTCGGTCGTGATTGGGCAGCTGATCACCATCGCACTCGCGCCTGGCGCTCAGGTCAACTAACACCCGCTCACCGGGTAGAAACGAGGATTTAAGATATGCAGCCAACAGTCAATCAGGTCCATCAGGACGCGATCCTGACGAACTTCAGTGTCAAGTACATGCTTGACCCGAACGACTTCGTCTCGGATCGCGCGTTCCCGACTCTGCCTGTCAGCAAGCAGAGTGACAAGTATTTCCTGTACGACCGCAGCTACTACCTGCGGAACGATATGCAGAAGCGCGCGCCGGGCGCAGACTTCGCCAACGTGGGCTGGGTGCTGAGCACGGACAGCTACTTCTGCGACGAGTTCGCGCTCGAAACCCCCATCCCGGACGAGACGCGCGACAACGCCGACGTCGGGCTGGATCTGGACCAGGACGCCGCTGAGCTGCTGGCCCAGAAGGCGCTGATCAACCGCGAAGTCGCGTTCTCTGGTGGCTTTATGGCGACCGGCGTGTGGACGACCGACAACACGGGTGCGACCGACTGGGACGCCTCGGGTGGTGTGCCTATCACCAACGTCCAGGTGGCGCAGCGCACCGTCCAGACGTCGACCGGCAAGGTGCCGAACCTGGGCGTATGCGGCCTGATCGTCTTCCAGGCGCTCCAGACCAATGCGCAGATCACCGACCTGGTGAAGTATTCCGGGCGTGCTCTGCCGAATGACCTGCCCGCCAGCGTGATCGCGATGGCGCTGGGGCTGGATGAAATCCTGG